CGCAGCAAGGTTCTCTCTTTCCATGACAGGGTTACCCATTGTCATGAACACATGTCTTCTGAGTTGCTGCCGGATACCATCAACAAACTTTCTTGTTTCCTCACGTATCACGAATTCCGGTACACCCCTGAGATATTCCTCAGAGATAATCTGTCGAAGATCGCCAATTCGGAGTTTCATTAATCATCAACCCTTAAATGAACTTTCCATTTCTTTGAAGAACTTTGCACCTGCATCAAAAAACTTGTATTCACCCATATCCTTCAAGTGAATTAACACCTTACGCATTAGATCAAGCGCTTGCTTTTCTTCGTTATTTGATGATTCCTTAAGCTTCCGTCTACGACGCTGACGGGTTTGCTCTTCACGAATCATCTTGCGTAATGTTGTCTTTGTAAGCTTCATTGTAGTCTTTCTTTATGCTGCCTTCTGACCACCGGTAGATGCAGCTTGATGTGCCTTCTGCCATGCTGCATTGATCACCTTTTCAATGTCATGCATCATTTCATTTGTCACGGTTGTACCCGTCTTTTTAATACGATCGTATACATCGTCTTTGAATTCTCTGCTACCTTCATCATATGCAGATGACCAAGACGCAAGAACAAGATCACGTTCTACAGCCTGTAGGAATGAATTCTGAACGCTAGCAAGGCCTTCCTTCAATTTCTTGCTCTCGAACGGTGAACCCACCGGTTTGTTGTTCTTTCCAAAGGACGGTGACATTGCCACTTCCTTGATGATCTTACGAAGTTGACGTAGTGAAATCTTCATATTTATCCTTTTTCATCCAAATCTATGTATCAAGGTACAGCTGCAACAACATCACTTATGCTATCCCATTGTTTCTTGTTAAGTTTCACACTCTAGCGATAATTAGCAAGCGATAATCATTTTTTCAGTGCTAGGCACATTTGCTGTAACCACAATTAAAACATGTGATGCACCCTTGTTGATACGTGAGACCATCACTGTTACATTCTGGGCAGAGCTTCTCAAATGTTTTTGCAGATGTACCGTCGGGTATGTATTGCTTGCTAAGAACCCTTGCAATCACAGAGCTGAACGATGACATGTCACTCTTCTTGTCCTTGCGCAGCTGTTCAACAATGTACTGTACGGGTACACCATGACGAAGTGCAAGTGACAATGTTCGTGTGAATGCACCGTGTTCAGCATTAGCAAACAAATTAACAATGTTCTTGATCAACATGTCATCATCACTTCCAATTGGAATTCGTAGGTTGTATGTTACAACACCGTTGTGTTTTCCGTTCTTGATAAGCACACCGTTCTTCACCTTACGAGGCACCTCAACATATTCAGAAAGACCGGCAAAGATCTCGTATGGACGATTACCGAGCTTACCCACAAAGACAACGTATTGTTCACCTTTCACACTTACACGGTGAATATCACAGGGAAGTTCTTTGGGTCGCTTTGGCGCGTGTGTCTCAGTGATCTTAAACAACTTTTCAGGTTCATTTTCAACAGAAGCCTTTTTAATCACTGCATCACGGGAACCAATCCTGTAGATTGTCAGACCCTTACATTCTGTTTTCCAAGAACGCATTGCAAGTGATGCAACCTTCTCAGACGTAACGTCATTCGGTAAATTGGTTGTGTTGCTAATGCTGTGACATACCCAATTCTGGGCCGCGGCTTGTATATCAACCTTCTTAAGGTGATCAATCTCTTCAACCGTTGACCCCGCATAGGGTGATTTAGTTACATCACTCTCGCCAGTAACGTCCATCCAAAGTTTGACACCCTCATGAAACACCTTGAACTTCTGCCATGCAATACCCTTTTCATCAATCTTATCAACACGAGGATTTTTCATGCCAGGTACGTTCTTTTTGAACCTATCTGCGTCAATAAACACAACAGGTTCACAACCCGACGTTGTCTTTGCAAGGATGCTTGTTGAACCTGCTGGAGCGGTTGTTGTGTTTGCAATGTTACGACGACCAAACTTATTGTAACGTTCTCTAAGATCCGGATCGAGATCAAGGATCTTGTTAATGAATGGATGATTGTTTTCTAGTCCATGATCAAATGCAGGAAATGCCCCGCGCTCTTCTGCCAATCTTACAGAACTACGATACGAATTCAGTGCAAGATGTTTATAGATCTCATCTGTCAATCTGATACTTTCATCTGAACCATATGCCATGCCAAGGTAGGCAAAAATATCGCCAAGTGCAGTGAGACCCAATCCCGTTCTACGACCGCGCTGCCCCATCTTCTTGATCTTTTTCCACAAATTTTGTTCTGTAACCTTGATGTATTCAGGCTCAGGATCAGACTCAATCTTTGCAAGTATCTTGTCAACGGCTTCAAGTTCAAGATCAACAAGATCATCCATAAGACGCTGTGATTTTCTAACAACATCATCAAATACATTCATGTCAAAACATGCGTCTGGTGTGAAAGGTTTGTGTACAAACTTGCTAAGATTGATGAGCAATAATCTACACGAGTCATATGGCGTGAGAACTATCTCTCCACAGGGATTTGTTGACTTTGTTGCAAATTCTGGATACGCATCTGTTGGAGTATTGCGCTTGATTGTGTCCCAAAAAAGATACCCGGGTTCTGAACAATCACGTGTTGCCTTGATTATGTTTTCCCATACTTCACGAGCATCAACCATGCGATCAACAAGTTTAGGACCATCGCCTTCAACGGGAAAACATTGTCTGTATTTGTCACCCTTTTCAACTGCACGCATGAATTCATCTGTCAAACGCACAGAGACATTTGCGCCTGTTACCTTTGATCTATCACGCTTAATATTTGCAAATGTTAACACCTCTGGGTGTGCAACATGCATCGTAAGCATAAGCGCTCCACGACGACCGTTCTGCGCACACTCTTCACACGTGTTTGAAAAGCGTTCCATGAATACTGCAATACCATCAGTTGTCCTTGCTGCATTTGCTGCAGTGCATCCCTTTGGCCTAATCGTTGAGAGATCAAATCCAATGCCTCCACGGCGCTTCATAATCTGAACCTGTTCCTGATCGGTGTGCAGAATACCACCATACGAATCATGTGGTGAATCGATTACAAAACAGTTTGATAGTGACTGTATTTGAAATTTGTTACCTAACGCTGACATTGGACTTCCCTGAGGTATTACAGTCCAATCAGCAAAGAGTGCTAGGATTTCATCGTACGACAACGGATTATTGTACAGTGATTCAATCCTTGCAAACTCATTTGCCATGCGTTTGTGCATGTCAACAGGTGTCAACTCATGATAATTGTTTTGCAAATCCTGTAGCGCATACTTGTCAGCAAATGTACTTGCGGCTAGTTGATCGCCATCGAAATAAGCGAGTGATGCTTCACGCACTTCATCGTACGTGTATATTTTATTCATCTAATTGTAATCTCCGCACACGTATACTTGAAAACAACATGTGTGTTTGAGGCTCCCATAACTATCCTATGATACACCGCTATCTTCACTAGGTTTAGGCGTTTCAATGTTCTCTCCCTGAAGTATCGGGTCCTTTTTTACCTCTGCAAGCTTCTCTCTAATAGCTTGCTTCATGCGTTTTTCATCGTCTATTTTTTCTTCACCAAGCGAGCTAGCGCCACCGATGATTTCAATTGCACTACGTGCCGTGTTAATATGAATGGGATATAAGATTCCGTCTCTGCCAGCTCTATTCTTTGCAATGAACAATCGACCAACGCCTGTTGCCTTTTCGTGTGCCTTACGTGATAATGTTAACACAACATCTGACACCATCGCCTTACCGTATGCTTCGCTCATGTTTGTAAGATCAACGATATCACTGTTTGAACCATCTCTGTTTGACTGAGACGCAGTCCAAATGGCATAACCATCTTCAACAGCAAGTGTTCTAATCTCTTCATACACCAATTTAAGCTCATGTCGAAGTGAATCAAATTGCCGTGTTGAACGCATCACATCTGCATAGTCAATAATGATAAGACCTGGTCTAAATCCTTGAAGCGCAAGACGTTCAATGTGACTGCGCAGCGTGTTAATGGTGGCTGTATTCATTGGAAATTGCTTGATAAACAACCTGCCATACTTTGAATTCTTGTAATGATCCATTACCTTATTCTTTGACTCGATCACATGATTCGAATCAATATCGCATAGGTATGAATCATAACGTACACCTACTGCTGTCTCAGATAGTTCTAACGTGTAATGAAGTATGTTGACACCAGCCTTCAGCGCATTTGCGCCCAAAAATGTTAACATATGACTTTTTCCAACCCCAGTTGCGGCGCATATCACGCCCAACTCACCCTTACCAAGTCCACCGTTGAGTATCTCAGATCTGTCAAGCTCATCAAGACCCGTTGCGACACTATCTCTTTGCAACTTTGTAAAACGTGCCTCATAATCATTGAAAAAATCATGACCAACTGATGGTGTTGTTCCAACCGTGACAGCCTTCTTTACAACGTTAACGACCTGATCATACCTCTCACCAGTCATCAGATCGACCGCCTCTTCAAGCGCGGCCTTTAATGCCTGTTTCCTGCAAAAATCTAATGCTTTGTCTTTAACATAAGGAAGATCACCCGGATCAGGATTCATTCTTATACGCTGTAGGTAGTTGACGATCTGGTCTCGAATGATCACATCTGTACCCTGCTGTAGTTCATCACGAATTATCGTAACAAGCAATTGCAGTGTTGGAAAGACGCGGTACTTCTTTGCATGGCCAAAGAACCTATCTGAAAGGAACGAAAGGTATTTTAGTTCAAAGTATGAGCTGTCAAAAACCTCCAACATTTTCTCAGCAAATTGTTGATCAACAAGAAACGCTTGCATGACACGTTCTTGAAAGTACTTTCCATATTGACTAAATGTCGTTATTTCATTCATGTTTGTCTTAGTGATAGTTCAATCCATCAACACAGTTAAATGCAAAGAAAAATTCTTCAATATTGAAGTCAGAAATTCCTTCCTTCATCAACTGCTTCATCAGACCAATCTTATTGGCCTTTGGTTTAAATGTACTAATCGTATTGTCAATACGTGACTTTTGACTTGCCGGCAACATGTTTCCATTTAAGAAGACAAGTTTCCAATTACGTTTGACAGCATCTTCATTTTCCAAAACGCGCTTAAAGATCATTGATTCAGACATGTGCGCATGACTATAATCAAAGATGTCCTGAATAAGAATTGTCTCTTCTGTACCAAGCTGTGGAAAGTGTTTTGCAACACGCTTGAAACCAAGCCCCTTAATACCAGGCACATTATCACCCCGATCACCACACAGAGCCTTTGCAACTGCAAAGTTATGGGATGCTATACGGTATTCATCAAGAACGGTCTGTGATGTCACGAACGTCTTCCTGTGTAGGCTATACTGCTTTGTTCTTTCATCAAGCAACTGGTAGAGATCTTTGTCGGATGAAACAATGACCTTATTCGCATCCTTGAACGTATTACAACTCAGATAGGCAACAAGATCATCACCCTCACAATCTGCAGCGTATAGCTGACAGACGGGTACGTTCTTAAGCATGTTAAGAAGTGCAACAATCTGATGTTGCTTATTCTCATCAGAATCGGGAATATCATCTTCATAGAAACGATTGAGCTTTTGAGCGCGTCTGTTAAGCTTATACTCTGAAAACAACTTTCGTCTGCGGGCAGAGCCCCCACCTTCCCATGCAATGTAAATTGCACTTGGCATCACCTCATACATGAGACGTTTCAGTGTCTTAAGATACCCAATTGTACCACCCATCTGATAACCGTGCGCTGACATGGTTGGAAACGCAGCATATGTACGACAAAAGGCATTTAACGAATCAATTAAAAGCACCGGTCTTTCTGACATATCTCAAACTACATCATCATGATACACTTAACACACTACACATGGCGCTTATTCTGCAACATAAAATCTATGCTTCTCATGCAACACCGGTTGAGCCAAATCCATTTAAACCGCGATCTGTTGTATCAAGTTCTTCGACCTCTGAAATCACTGCTCTAGCAACCGGGGCGATCACCAATTGTGCAACTCGCATTCCTCTCGTAACATGAAATGCTGCATTATTCATGTTGATGAGAATAACGCATAATTCACCACGAAATCCAGCGTCAATTGTTCCAGGTGAGTTCAATACAGTGATACCATGACGTAATGCAAGACCCGATCGTGATCTGATTTGTCCTTCATAATCATACGGTAACTTCACTGCAAACCCAATGGGAATCGGTTGTCGTTTTCCGGGATGAATCAACACATCAATGTTGCTTCGCAGATCAAGACCTGCATCACCAAATTTCTCATATTTAGGAAGCGGATTGTAATTTCCCTCAAGACGCTTGAATCCTATGTTTGGCCGCAAAATTGTTACGTTTACATCACATTTACACGCATTCATGCCGGTACGTCCAGTAATTTTGTCTCAATTGTTTCTTCATCAATGTTGACTGTACCCGTGTCCTGTGTCAATACAACATCAAGGAAATCGTCAAGTATAGGACCATACGTGTCATCCTGTATGAGTTCAGCAAACTTTGACTTATAGAACTTCTTTTCATCAACAACTTCACCATCTAACGTGTACGTTGTCAATGTCTTTCGAGCACCAAAATCACTAATCGAATACATCCTATTACCTACGGTTATAGGACCATTCTTCGATGCATCCCTAAGACAATCAACAAGTGAATCATTTTCAGCTATTCCCTTACCAAAGATGATCGAAAATGCAACCTTGCGAAAGGGTGGGGCAACCTTGTTCTTGATAATAGATGCAGTAACGTTGATCCCAATCGGATCACCATCCTTATTCTTTAACTTGCCGCCACCAAAGAGTTGCATACGAATCGATGCATGAAATGGGATTGCCATACCGCCAGGTGTCGTTGTTGGATCACCAAACATAATGCCTATCTTCATCCTTGTCTGATTCAGACAAACCAACGTTGCGTTACTCTGACCAATAATTCCTGTAATCTTACGCATGCCCTTTGAAATCGTCCGTGCCTGTAGGCCAACTGTATTCTCATCATACGCACCATTCAGCTCTGCCTTTGGAGATGTTGCGGCAACAGAATCCCAGACAGCAAGGACAGGAACGTTCTTGTGAACAACCTGTTTTGCCTTCAAGATTGTTGATTCAATGATCGCAAATACTTCCTCAGTACAGTGCGTATCACAGTACACAAAACGTTTTGCAACGTCAATTCCCATCTGTGCGAGCTTCTCAATGGAAACCGCGTTCTCTGTATCAATATAAACAACGAGGCCACCACGACGTTGCACATCACGGGCCATTTGAAATGCAATGTGTGATTTACCTGTCGACGGTGGACCAAAGATCTCAATGATACGTCCTCCTGGTGCACCACCATGGCGTCTGTTCGACATTGCATAATCAAGCAATTTGCTTCCAGAAGAGATCCAATGTTTGATCTCAACTGGAGATGATGTGCTGGTAAGGTTATACGCAATACGGGTACCAAATTCCTTGTTGAGTGCTGCTATCAGTTCCTCACTGAAGTCATCTCCAAGTTCGTCCGCCTCAATGACAACTGTCTTCTTTTTGGTTTTTGCTTTTGCCATAGATCTCCGGTATCATGGAAGGATCCCGAAATACTAGGCGTTCCGGGATCCTTCCAGTATGCGTATGGATTTAATCCATCAATTCATCAAATGCAGCATCAAGTGATATGGCAGTGTCACCGTTAACGGTAGCATTGTCACCCTTGTTTTCAGAAGAATCACTTGTTGCCTTCTTGCTTTTCTTTGCTTTGGGCTTCGTTGGTGCAGCTTCAGCAACATCATTTGCAAGTTCATCAAGTGAATCTGACTTCTTAACATTCCTTGATGTACCCGACGTTGACGTATCTGCCGACTTGTCAGCATACGGATCATAACGATCTTCGCCATTCAACCACGAGTTCAAAACCTTCTCCATATACACAGAATCCTTGAGCTCATACATGTCACCAGGATCTGGCACTGAATCAAGAATCTTCTTCATACCTTCGGCAGTTGCAGCCAACGGTGAGGGTCGACGTGCGGGATCAATAAAATAATCAAAGAATGTTTTCTTTTCAACCTTCTGCACATCAATCTTCAGATCAAAACCCTGCTTAGGATCAAGGAAATCTTCAATTTCAGGATCCGCAAAGAAACCAAGCAGACGCTTGTATACTGTCTTACCAAAACCCCACACAACTATATCGGTAGAACTTGTCTCAACATCGTTCTCCTTGCGAACAATAAGCGGCATGTATGCACGCATCTTAGGAAGTAGACCCTTTGCCGTATTACGATCATCAGGCGTACCACTTTCATACAGCTTACTGATCACTTCGCGGATAGGATCGGGCTTGTCATATTGACTTGGTGCAAGCATACCTCTGTTGCTACCAATGTAATAGAACATTAACTCAATGAATGGAGACGCCGGATCGGCATTCTTCCATGGTAGTCCCCTGATCAGGTACCGACCAGGCTGTGGTTTCCAAAACTGGACACGACTCGCTCGCCCGCCAGAGTTTAGTTGATTGATTTTACGTCGAATTGCTTCAATGTCAATTGCCATTTTTCCTCTTACCTGTTTCCTTCTTCTCACATACAGAAGCAGCAAACCAGATGCTGTAACTGTAAGTCATCTATCCGTTATGTACAAGTGTTTGAATATTCACTTGTTACTACGTTGCTTCTTGCTTTTCTTTTTCTTGTGCAGCTTATTCATTTTACGACCGGCATCATCCGGATCCATGCCAAGCGGCAACGTATAGCCAGCGACGGCTGCTGTTGTTACAAATTCCTCAATCCTCTTGCCCTCAGTATCGTCTTCTTCCTCTTTTTTCTTGTCAACGACAAGACCATGTCGATTTGGTTCACTTAGCATTTCAGCTTCGATCATCATTCTAATATAACGTCTAAGTAGACCCAATTGCATGACCTATAAATAGCAATTTCAATGGTTAAAAGCCATAATAAAGAGCATCATGTTCACGATCTGTGTTCAGATGCATTTCACGCTCCAACATAAACATGAAAATATTACGTCGTTTACGTTAGGGTACGATGCCCTTTTCTTGCTTCGTTGAGATCAGATCTGCAGTATGAACAAGCGTTGCCAACATAGGTTCACCCTTCCTATAAGGCTTGTTTTCATCAATATATTGCCCGTCATTTAACTTGATGGCGAGCAATTCATCTTGTGAAAGTTTAAGCCCAAAGTGCTGACACAACCAAATTCCTCGATCAGGCACCGTCATGTATGTCATGTTTGTGTTAATCTTATACATCTCACCAAGTTTTTCACGGTGCCAATCAGAATCCTGCGGAATATAGTAATCATCACTTAGATCACCAACCTTACCAAGATCATGAAACAGTGCACCAATGATTAGTGAATCCTTTGGAATTTCCCAAGAGAATGCCTTGGAAAGTCTGAATGCATTACCCAGCACCCTAAGCGAATGATCAACAAGACCACCTGGATATGCGCAGTGATATTCTTTGCGACCAGAGGCGGGACATAGGGCAAGACGTTCATCGAGCGCATCAACAAGGGCAAGAGCGAATTCAGAACGATCACCCAATTTTTCAAGAAGTGTTCTAAACTTCTTCCAGTTCTGCTCAATCTCCTCAGCCGTTAGTTCTTTAACTGACATAAAACAATCATAACATGTTATTGTGAGCGTTTACAATAATTTAGTTGTCAACCTGAACTCTTGTACATAGCCAGGCACATGCACATGTTGTGTTTCAAGTAAACGCTGAAGTTCATCATCGTGGCAATCAACAATTAACGCATCATGTAACACAAAAAGAGGTGAAACCTTATCTGTTTCAAAGTCCTTCATGATTTCATGAAATCCCATAAGTGCAACATCAACGCCTGTTGACTGAGCATATGAATTCACAAAGATGTGATTTAAGGGTTCTCTAATATCAATACGACGACCGTATCTGTTTGTGATGTATCCCTTTTTCTTAAATTCACGTTTGATCCTATTACGCAGGTTACGTGTTCGAAAGAAACCATCAACCATTGTCTTGAACTTTTTCACCTCTTCAACCGGAAGTTCAAGCTTCTTTGCAAGTGAACCTTCTGAAATTCCGTACAACTGTGAAATAACAGCAGCTTTGACAGTGTTTCTCTCAAGCGCATTATCAAAGACTTCGCGGTTGACATATGCATACAGATCAGATTCAGTGCACCTACGTCCGGACTCGTAAAGAATAACACGCACCTCAAGGTTTGAGAAATCAACATACACAATGTGACCTTGGTTACCCCATTTGGAACGCAAAAGTGCTCTGTGTTCCTGCTTGAGGGTCAGGATTTGTGGTCCTGAAACGACTCTTAACCTACCTGTGAGCGTTTTCAACCTATCGTACATCACGGGATTACATGTGTTATCGTGTGTTGGTAAAAAACTACGTAAAACATCAGCGTTACCATCACCTGATGCAATAACATGTTGCACTCCTTCAATATCAACACAAGCTGAAGATAACGATGCAAGAAGCTCAGACGCTGGTCGCCATGTTGTCTTGTAATACCTAAGGTTGTCATTATCATCAAGCGATGTCTTTGCAATTGTCATCAGATGATCTACAAATTCCTTATATTGTCTCCTTGACAGTGCTTGATGCCATGGAATGTTTGCAAGTGATTCTGGTGCGAGCAATTCATACGGTTTGACAAGCTTTTCGGCAGGCAAAACGCGGGATTCAAGTTTATTCAATCCAATCAATGTATTCATACACCATGGATCAAGTTGTCTAGGCGCTCTGCTTAGCGTCCATGTGTTTGATGGGATTTCACTAATCCACCTAACACCATCATCACTAACAAGTAGATTCTTATCTGAACCAAGCACAACACGTGCTATGCAGTAGGTATGCATTCATACAATGGTATACACCAAGAGATCATGTTAACACTATGTGAGTCCATTCGTATCGATCTTTTTAAGCATTTCTGTTAGTGATACCGCAGATTCATACTGCCCATACGCATCCACCCACGTCATGTTCATCTGCGTTTCAAACTTACCAGGGGCGATGGTATGTGTCAGGCCAGATATACCATACACGTTATCAACTGTTGTGCCTGTTTGCACATCAATAAAAAATCGCTGTGCATACTGTACTATTGGACAACCCATTGATGTAATACTAACTGATGCGGGAATCACTCGCAGTGGTAATGCACCCGTTCCGGCGCCGTTAGGTTGTGTTACAGAAGGACGTCCTGCTTTGTTACCCAACATTTGAACTGCTGATAGGTTTGCATCCTGTTTTGTTGTGATCGAAATATTTGACACAGTAGATGCATTACCGCCATAGGTGATCGTTGGAATTAATGCGCTCACAAAGCGCTTCAACCTATCGTTACCCTGCGCGTTGTTCAAGACCAACATTTCACTGCCCTTAACCAACTGCAGATCTTTCTTGAGATCAGGAGGAAGATTATCAAGCGACACAGACATTGCATCCGCCTTATAATCTTTCTGTATCTTATCAAGCGCTTGTTGGTTAACGAGAACACTACCTCCACCATCATCTGTTCTAAGCATTGTCGTTGCCAACGGATAAGGATCAACTTGCTTATCAAAGACATGAATGCGTATCACTCGAGAGTATCTACCTGTTGCAGGTTTTCCCTGGGCTGTCTGACCTTCTGATTGAAAATAACTTAGTAAATCATGTATTTGATTACCAACAGTACGATACGTGCTTTCAACGTGAACCTGGATCATTGGCATCTTAAAGACGCCGCGACCAGCATTGATCGATGTAAGTAAGCTATCATACTTTTTCTCTGATCCTTTCTTCTGTGTTGGACTTGGATGCTTTGGATCATAGGGTTCATAGAATGCATACAACCCATATCCTGGACCTCGTGGATCCTGCAATTGTGATTCAATGACAAGTTGTGTTATCTCCTCAACGGGTATTGACATTGTCCTCCGTGAAGCGACATGTCTACGCATTGCATCACGGAGTATCGTCGTATTGATAGGAAATTCGGCAATATTTTGGTTACTTGCGAGTCCCGCACGATCATTAAACGTGTAGAAAAAGATCTGCAACTCATCTACACCATCAAACGCTGCAACAGACTTTGCCATCAGTGATGAGAAGATCTTGCCAAAAGATACAAGCGTTGGTTTTTGATTTCCCTTAACTGTCTTTGTTTGATTGTATGTATCGTACACTGATGCAAGTGAATTCGGGATAACATGTTGAAGCTCATTTTGACGAAGCGTTTCCTTGTCTGCGTTGGTTGCAAATACATCAGGTCCCGTAAAGATATTCTCAAAGATCTTTGCAACAACGTTATTTGTTACCGACTTCAATTCTTCATTGTAAACAAATTTCTTGTGGCGACCGCCAGTCGTCTTGTAGTAATCATTAACAAGTTGTTTGAGATCATTGGCAGCAGTTGAATCAATCTTTGCATTCTTATTCAGAAATGATCTATCAAGTTGCTTGATCGCCTTTGATAGATCATGCATATTAATATCAGGAAAATGTGCCTCTTCAGCTGCATCTAAAAGCTGAAACGCTCTAATTTCCTTGTTTAGACCCGTCGGTTGATCAAGATGAAGCCGCGTTCTAAGCGCTTTGATCTTTTCACCAACGGCTCGCATCTTTCTTTCAAGCGCCTTGAACGTACCATGTACGCCTGTGATACGTATATCACGAAGCTCTCTGACACCACGGGTATACAATTCAAGGCTTACAGTCACCTCACCATGATCATCAAATTCATAGGATGAATTGGAAATACCATACGATTCCCTTACCAACATCGTACTGTTAATAAAGTCGGCATATGGATTACCGGGTTCATCAGGATGACGCCAACCATATGTTAACCAAAGCGTTGTCTTGGTATACACAAGTGGTTGGATCAGATCTGCAATTTCTGCAAGCCGTGAACGATCATGCAACTTAAGTGTTAACGTTGCTTTCTTGTATGAATATAGACCAACAGTTGACGTAACGTTGATTGATAGGTTCTGAATGCTCATCAATGGTCTGAATGGATCTAAAACAGGAACATACCGTGAACCAAGGGGCAATGGCTGCGTATTAACGAGTGTCTGAGGTGACGTAAACATTTCCATGCCAGCAACACTGTGTTGCCTTGAAAATGCATGTGGATCATCTGGATTGGTGCTTGGATCTGCAATAACGGTATTGCCTTTGATCATAAGATCATTTGCAGTGCCTGCAGCAAATGCCGATGTATCGGTTGATCCAAGTAGGAATTTCATCAATCCAGGCGACGCAAGATGTGTATCACCTTGTGGCACTGGACGATCGTATACCATCTCTACATCGAGATATGGAGTGCATCTTGACATAATATGTGTAGGCACGTAATTCAAAAACAGCTGTGCATCTTCTGCAGATCTTACAGCGGGATTTACATAATGTGAGTTGCTACAAACAATCATCATCTCTCTGTCGTCAAGACCTGATTCTTCACATGAAACAATTTGTAAGAAATTTGAAATATTTTTCAGTGTTTTTGTACCTTTGTTATCAACATATTTCTTAAGCCACGTGGGTGGTATTCCTTGACCGGCATCAGTAAATACTGGCATTTGTGCTGTTGAATAGATCCTAACGTATTTGTGAAATTCAAGTGCCTCTTCATCTGACGCACCACGTAAACGTTCGGCAAGAACACGTTGCATTGTTTCAACACTTAGTGCACCACCACCCTGACGATCAAAAAGTGCCGCAATAACACCCTCAACAAAACTGAACCCACGTTTAGATGCGTTTCCCAAAACGTTAGTTGGCAAACCCGTCATATCTGCGGGAGCCATCATCCGATAAATGCTTCTCAGATCCTTGAAATCATCAGCCATTGTCTTTAATTATGTAATTAACCAACGAGAGCAGCTACTGCTGAAAGATCAGGAATTTTGATGATCGTGCCAGGCGGCGTTTGAAGTCCCCAACCAATTCCTGACGCAGCTGCAAGAATCCACCAATAACGACCATCACCGTAAACTGCGCCTGCCGTTGTATCAAGACGTTCAGCACCTCGGAGAACAATTTCTCTTACCTGTAACTTTCCACTTGCCACGGCTGATCGTATGATATTGATTGCCTGTGATGTTCCATAGATCGTTCCGAGCTTCAATAATGGCGCATGTGCATATCTGCTAAATGGCATTAGTTACCTCGACCTTCATCGTCATTTCCTGGTGCGGCAAAACCAACTGGATAAACGGGTGCTCGATTGTATCCATTGTGATCGAGGCCTGGTGAGATGTCATGAATCGGTGTAAAGCCCATTGAAATGCGACACATCTTTGGTGCTCGTTCGTTCGGACTAATCTCCCACGTTACGTCCTCAGTCCAATTAAAACTCATGCTATCGATTGTCCCAGCAAGACCCTTTCCCTGTGCTGATTGGAACGCTTTTACAATTGCATTCTTATCTGCAGACATCAGTGTTGCAACCTTGTCTGCGTTTGTTGATGCGACAGGAAATACATCATTGATCACTCTGTGCACTTCTTTTGCAGTCAAACGTAGCCAACCTTTGTGAGCGACATAACTTCCACCAATCACACGTTTGATTGGCTTTGCCTGATTATCAATTTCAGCAGATAGGACACGTAAGCGATCCTGAGAGGCTTTTGAAGAATATCCGTATGTCTCTGATATCTCTGGCGCTGTCATCAACCTGGGAACAACAACAACATTATCATTCTGCAATATTGACTTCACTGTGAATACAATGTAAGGCATTGCATCAAGTAAAACATGAAAACGAGGAGCATGCTTGGGACTATCACCCGATGATGAACCACCGAGTGGGCTTGGTAACGATACAGAAATCTGTCCCTTTGTTGTTTCCTGTGGAAGATCATTAACATTGAGCAAGAATTCAGCAAACATAGGTGATTCAAGTTGTCTTTTTAACACGCCCTGTAACTTCTCTATTCCAGAAACACTGTTCTCAAAAGAAATCTTAGAACCATTCTGCGTGATTGCATTCGAATCTGCACCAAATAACCTTGCAAGACCGAACCGAGAATAGTTCGATCTTAGAAGATCACCTATCCTAAGCCTGATTAGTGGACTTGCCGTCATGATCTGACTGAAAGGCTGAATAAATGAATTCTGATTTGTTGCATCTGATAGCTCGCGACCCTTTGAATACTGTGGATACACAAGTGTTACAAGTTTATTGACTTTCTGCCACATGTCCTTGAAATCTTCATTACTTGTTGCAACAACAAAGAATGTTAAGGTAATCTTACGTTGTGTGTTTTTGTATGTTTTTACCTGATCAACACGACCATATCCCTCAGATGATTCCCACTGTGGTGAATATTCTTCTGTCAACTCACTGATGAATGCATGAAATGAGATGATTTCATTTGTCCTAAGATCATGAAAGTAGAATGGCATGTATTCACCTTCTAGCAGGTTCTCCATGCTCTTTACTGTAATTGCATTAGGATCAGGTGAATCATATGGAATGCGTGCGGCTGATTTTACATCATTTCCAAGCTTAAGCACGTTATAGAACGTTCGAGATGCCGCAGAATGTTGACCTATTCCAATCTGAAATGCACCAAGATGACCTGACGTAACACTGAACGCAGCAAGTGCATCAGGAACAAGGTATGATGCAGGCGCGCGGTTCGAGCTCCAGGCAAGTTTAAGCTGATTATCATAACCGCGCAGTCTATTCTTTGCAACAGCACCTGCATTATCATCAAGGTTATCAATGAGTGATTTCTTCACCGGTTCTCCAGGAAGTTGTCCCTCTGTTACTGTTTCATCCCTGAGCTCATCATTCAATACCTGGTCGCCGATCACAGAGAAGACATTCATTGCACCGATCAATTTTGATTTTCTGATCGTATCGATCACACCAAGGATGTTCTTGAAACCTGCGACAATGTTGGATGACCCTCCAACGTGCTTGAATGCATCAACAACTGTGATGCTTGATCTGACAATTGTACGTGCAACAACGGCATTGAACCCGGGATTCTCTGATGCACTTGTGAGCCCACTTGTAAGTTGCCCAAAAATGCCGCCTGATGTGTCAATTCCAAAGAATGCAGCAACGCCAGCCTGTAATGCAGCTGAAAATGGATGTATCGTTGGTTGAATTCCAAGCATTGCACCGAGATCAGGCGGAAATCCAGATGGTGGAAACTGGTTTGGATTGGGGCCCGGGCTAAGCACGTATCGACCCAACGCATATCTGCCCGCGGGGTTCCTCGTTGCACGGGTGTCACTGCCACCGTGTATCATTGACAGTATGAATCCCAACCCCTCAAATAACACCACGATTGCAGCTGTTAATGCAGCAGCAAGTGCGATCATTCCGAGAGCAGTGATACCTGAAAACGGATCATCAACATTGTTCATTGCACCCCATGAACCACCTTCGGTGATCGATGTAAGGTTGCTGCCCCCACCACGAGCATCGGCAAAACCAGGCACTTCATCCCTTGTTAACGTTTCAAGTACATCACGGGCCTCAAGAATATGTGTGTTTACACGTGATGCACCAAGCTGATTGAAACCAGGCAAAAGTGCATGTTCCTCTTGCGGACCTCCTGATGGATCATTTCCCGCCTTTGATGCATTCAGCTCCTGTGATGCGCGAAGTGATAGTGCAATTCCAACCTGCGCAAGTTGACCCGCCTTGACGGTGCCATACCGTGGATGGATGAAGCTAGGATCAAAAACCTTGCTTGGATCACGTACATTTGTAGCAGCAGCCTTACTTGCTGCCGTAAATCGGTTATTGCTCAGAACAACATTTGTGTATCCTTTGATAGATCCAAGCTTGTCAGGAGTAACATTCTTAAGTATCGAATTTCCATTTGGGTGCTGTGGATACGTATGGCCTTTGCTGATATCGAGTTCATTCACAGGGTCTTTGAACTTCTCAATAAGTGGAGTTCCAAAGGACAATTGTGATGACCTTTCTGTGGGATACTCAAGGCTCTTCCTATCTGCATAACGTGCAGAATTCTTTGTCTCGCCTATGGGTGTAGGAACACCGTGTGTTGTGGAGAGTGATGCATCAACATATTCTGCATCAACTGGTTCATCATTCTGTTGGGTTGCATCACTTAGGTACTGTGACAGTGTCTCCTTGGTTGACTTGCTAACATCCTTTTCAGAGTGATCAACGTGAACGTCACCGTGATCGGTGGGAATTGGTTTGATTCCTGGCGCTTTTGGATCACCGATATCAAATTCGTACGTTTTTCCATCGATATCAAACCCACCAGTGCCCGTATTTGTACCCATCTAATCGTTATTCTTTACTGCCAGATGTATTCATAACTACTGCAGACGCGCCTTCTGCAACCCTTTGCAGCTTCTCTATTTCACTATCATCAGCTTCAGTGACATGCTTTGCAACGGGTTCTAACTTGTCGAGCACTGATTCCATCCATCTTTCAACATATGAAGAGATACGAGCTGCATCATCCTTGTTCGCACCTGCGAGTGCGGCCTTGTATACCACACTTGATCGTAACCTATTCATCATCTCTTTCTTAAACATCAAATCTTCCTAATATCCTGCAGGTCACCCGACGTCTTGCCCGGAATATCCGGACCGCCCTGTTGTGTTGGATTCTGTGCCATCCAATTTAGACGTTGACGAATCTTTGACTTGGTACGCATGATAAGCGCCTTCTCTAGGTCCTCTGCATTAATGTTCACCTCAAGATTCACAGTTACGTTCACGTTCTTGTTCTTAATCGTGTAGTTACCCTTTGCACCCATACCTACATTTTCAGCAACGCGCTTAAGTTTTGCTTGAACGTCAAGCTTGTTAAGGTTTCCCTCTGACAACGTTGAATCAAGTTCATTTGCGAGCTTAATCATCGATTTCACCGCTTTAATTGCAGGAGCAGTACCACCCGCTTTAAGAGCATTTGTTGCACCCTTGATAACATGCGGAATATTACCGATATTTGAGAGCATGTTTGTAACATTTGATATAACGTCACTAGCAGAATCAACACTTTCACCTGATTTTTTAAGTGATTCAACTTGAGTCTTAGAAAGAACGTTGAAATCAGCACCCTTGAGTTGCTTTCTAATATCAGACATTAATGCTTTAAACGTGCCACCCGATGTTTTGAGTTCCTTCCTAATTTGCTTTGCTGATCGAATCTTTTCAAGTGTTGTATCAAGCGTATTCTCCAACTTTTTATTATGAGCCTTCGCAGAACTTTTTTTGCTAGTTTGTATTTTCTTCGCCGCCGCGGACGCTGCATGAGCCTGGACTTCTGCTGCTCGTAGGTGTTTATTAACAAATTTGCCTGTTTGCGCGTCAATCTTGTTAGATGCATCAAGCATTGAAGCCGTTATCTTCTTCGATCCCTTATTAATTATAGCATTTGTTACGTTACTCAGCTTGTTAACCCTTTCACTTAAATGCGTGCCTAATGCACTGTCAACACCCTTCGCCAAAAGACCAAGCGAAAATGCAACAGATTTAACTGTCATCTTACCGATAAGCGATAACACTTTAACAATAATACGTCCTACAAACATTGGTAGTTGTACTTGAAAGAATTCAAATGAATTGACAACAAGTCGTAACAATGATAATCCAAGATCTTTCGCGGCGGCATCAAATGATGCTTGATCACCATTGCCAAACATCGCCGCAAAGAACCCATAGATGCTTCCTAATACTTCAAATGATGATGTAAGTTTTCTCTTAATCGAATTAGCGAAACCATGACCAAAAATCTTACCCATTGAATCAAAAATAGCATCGGCAAGTTTTGCAAAGATATTTGCAAATTTAATCGTTAAATTATCCGGTAATAGACCCAACGTAATGGCATCAAGAATACCGGTTGCACCGGCGCCTAATACCTTACTTGAGTGATCAAGCGTACTCGTAATCTTGCTAGTATACTTGTTAACACCACCACCAACTGCTACACCCGCCGCAATAATTGCACCAATTGGACCGGCGGCACCAGCAAGCTTTCCGATGCCTTTGCCACCTGCTTTCTTCAATAGGCCCGCCCCTGCCTTCTTCGTAAATAATCCACCGATCATTCGCATGGCAGAACCGCCAATCGTCGTAAGCATACCTCCGAGAATGGCATGCAGTACAGTTGGTCCTAACAATACTGCGGCAAGGCTTCCGGCAACACCAATTGCGACCTTCTTAAATATTGACGATTTTACGATCTTTTTAAGTTGATAACCAATCCCAAAAACAAACTTATGAAGACCATTACGAAGAGTTGGATCCTTCCAGACGGTATATAAGCTATGTATAATAGGGGCCAAAAGTGTCATCAAAAAGCCGCCGCCTGAAGTCGCCTTTGATTTCATTTTTGCAAGCATACTTGATGGGTTGTTCAGAAAATCACCAATCATTCCAAAACCTTTGCCCAATTCATGCGCAATCTTTGGTATCAGCGCACTTATAATACCAACAAATGCGGCCATGAATGATTTAAATCCTTCAATAATTTTTATGCCAGAAGGTTTACTCATGTCAAAAAAGTCAAAGAAGCGTTTACGTAATCCCTTCATCAATTCATCAACAGAATAATTTCCTGTCTGAACTCGCTGAAAAAAAGCTTTAAACTCTTTAGTGATACCACCAAAAAATGTCCGAAAATGACTCGGTGCAAAGAAATCACGCAGACCTCCAAAGAATTCCTTCACACCCGGAAATATCTTAACGAAGATCCTACCCAATTTGACGCCTTCCATCATTGTTGCCACAAGTGCATACTTGATGTTGTAGATCGTCCGTCGGAATTCCCTGCTTGATTGCATACCTCTAAAGAAACCCTTGACGAACATATCAAAGAAGTTACCTTTCAACTGAGGCGCAGTCTTAACCAGTCGTTCGATTGAATCGGCAAGCTTTGACATTGCCTGTGCCTGGGTAAGTTGTTGGTTCTTTGCATCCTTGCTTTTCTTCTTAATCTCATCAAGAGATACGCCCTGATTCTTCAGTGAGAAGACCTGCTTTGCAGTTGCTGCATCCAATCCCGTGGTCGATGACAACAATTTCAATTGCTGACGGTTGAAGGTTGATGTATCCACATTTGCAAGTTTAAACTGCTTACGGAGCATCTCAATCTGCTCATCAGGATTTTGAGCCTCCATCATCTTGAATGCATCAACTGTTACACCGAATGACTGTGACAGCTTAGCTGCATTCTCTGCGGCGCTATCAAACGTTTCAAAGGCGTCAAGGATACCCGTAATCTTACTTAATTCAACACCCAACTTTCTAGAGTATACTGTTGCCCTACCAATCTGCGCGACTGTTGACTGACCAAAGTGCGCAACATCAGTCATTGCCTTTGACATGTCACGAGCAATTAACTTCTGATCGATGTTGAAGGCCTTACCAAGACCAAGCGACTGCTTGCTCATCTCAAGAAACATGCTGCTCATGGGTTTACCCATCGTTGTTGCACGATTGGCCATTGCACCCATGTCTTCTGTCGCTATACCCAACGCCTTCCTGTACGCTAGGATTGCACCACCGTTTTTCTTGAAATCCTCACGCTGTGTATTGAATGCCGGACCCATGGCAGTTGCAACCTCACGTACTTCTTGCATACGTTCTGCAATCGTTCCAAAGATACGCCAGGCTGACAGCCCAGTTGCAGAAAATCCCTTCAAATGACGAGTCACTTGAAGCACAGCATGAGCACCAGGACCGCCCAGCGCTCCAAATTGCTTCATTAGTTCCTTTATCTGCGTCAGGAAATCACTTATTCCAGTGGGTGCCTTTGCAGCAAAGTCAACAATACCGGTAAAGATCTTAAGTGGAATTGAAATGATCGATGCGGTGATATTTGCCGCACCCGAGGCGATACCTGCAAAGAAACTAAACAATCCCCTACTCAGACCAATGACATTCTGAAAACCTTGATGAAGACCACTAACAACAGCACCAAGCATCGTACCTCTCTTGGCAACTTTACCCCATGATGCAGCAGTAGCAGAACTAGACTCCTGCATGAGATCCATTTCACTAACCGCACCTTCAAGTTTTTCTTGAATGGATTGCACGCTTGCGGCGCTGGCGTCGGTTGCAGTTGTCATCTGCTTACCGGTTTCATTCACGCTAGCACCAAGTGAACGCATTGTATTATTTGTTTTCTGAGCCTCACGACCTAAGTCATCAAGATTTTTCTCGCTTAGATCACCTACCTTGTCAAGTCCTTTTACAAGCTTATCAACAGTATCATGCAACTTGGCAACTGCATCAGTCGCCTTGTCAACGTTCATCTGGCTGATGACAGTTGCAAGCTTCTGAACTGTTCCTACCTGCGTTTGGTAGGAACCTTCGATCTTCTCTAACGTTCGTGCAACGCGGTCGGTTGCGGCCGCGATCTGCATCGTTAGTTTTAGTTGGTCCTCTTGGTTGGCCATGATTCAGTGCCTACACGTAAGTAGGCATGTGTCGAATTAGAGGGGCCAGGCAATGCCAAATGTACGTTCGAAATCTCGAGCAGTCATATTCTTGACACCGAGTTTTCTCATCACGCTATCTACTGTTGCACCCGGACGGCGAAGCTCGTCCTGAAAACGTCTTGAAGCCATGAGCGCATTTGCAACTGTTTTAACGTCACTTGCGCTTCCACGGAACTTGATGTTTGTCATCTTGCCAACCATCCATGCACCCATTGCTGCGAGCGTTAGCTTACCCAATAGATTCACATGAAGCTCAGTCAAATTTTCTTTGCCACTCATGTTGGTAAGTATGGCGTTATGTGAATCTTCGCAACCTAGATGGTGATTGTGAACGCTGCATTCCCATCAACTCACGTGTTCCAGGATCATTATGGTGCAGTGCACGTGAAGTGTTTACATTCTCATCCTCACCACGATTCAATTCCTTGACAATACGTTGTATGTACCAACGCTTGTACGAAACGGGAAGATGAAAAACTTCCCTGTATGAGAATCCCCCGTAATACATCAGAAGAAATATTGGCTCGAGGATGAGCTCTTCCTTATTCGTCGGCGCCAGGCCAAAGAAACGAGACACCAATAGGCATTGCGACGACCTCCATGGCGCCGCACTGTTGACACGTCACCTCCTGACGCATCTGGATGCCTGGTTCGTTCTTACGCATGTACTTTCTCAGTGCATACGAGTCGGCGGCCGCCATGCGTCTGATGTAACTTGCAACCTCTGTCCTGTTTGAAAGCCCCTCAATAGAAACAATGCTGTGAAGCAGTTGACTAGTGATTTGGTTATCACTCTTCATTCCTAATTTCTTGTTCCTCTCTGCTTCAATTTGGAGATCTTGTTCATCTGCACCTGTCAAAAACTTGAATCTAACAAGTCGTTTTGATCTTGGCAGTTTGAATTCAAAGAGATTCTGACCCTCGGTGACAGGTTCAATCGTTAACCTCTTGATAGGAAGCTCTGCAAGGTTGAATTCACGTGGTGTCTTTACATCACACTCACTACATACTACTTCTGCATCATAGCTTGCACCGTATCCAGTGATTCTAATCGCAACCATGAGTGCATTGCGGTCGCCCATAAGCATCTCTGTGGGATTGATCGCATGATTAACAAGACATCCCTTGATCAGTTCACTGATCACAGTGCCCTTCTTCAACAAGGCTGCACTGGTTAGAATATCCTCTTCACGGGTTGTCATTGCCCTAATTTCAACATTCGTTTGCTTATGCAATGCAGAATCAGGTGGATATACAAGACCGTTTGATGGAAGTGGAACAGTCTCTACGGGTGTATCAACGCCATATTCAACCTTGACATTATCACTTGCCGTTGATTTCTCAGCAACTGGTGCGTGTGTGGTCGGTGCAAATACTTCATTCTGACTACGGTTTTCGCTCATCTGGGCCTCATCCTTTTGCAATCATATTAACTGCCAAGATAGACGTAAATACGAATCAGATACACATGCCAGGCTGTTTTTGATACAGTACGTTATTAAGGCATATAACCCCAACCAATGTGACGCTCAGATGCTAGCACGTATACAAATGCACCTTTGGGTGCGTCAATGGCGCGTAGCTCCTTACGTTGAAGTCGGCGAAGATGACCTGCTCGAACCATTGCATCAATGATGATCATCGTACGTTTCAGGCCGACGCCGATCTCAAGTGATACAGTACCAACATACACAGGTCGAAGTTTCCTATGAAACAACATTGCTGCACGAGAGGCAAGACGATCTGCAAGAGAACGGGTCATCTTTAGTTGATTCATTTGGTATTCATCAAACTCAAGCATTGACGGATCAAATTCCAACATTACATGTTTTCCTTGACTATTGATTAACCACCTTCATGGTGCCATGATCAAATCATACCATCATTATAGTGATCTTTGCACATAACACAGTGTACTTGAGTAAGCAACTTCTTCACAGTCTAAGTCTTAGTATTAACTCTTTGTAAGTTGGTGCAATTCAGCAGTGATCTTCTGCAATTGTCGAGCGAGTTTCTTCGCCTTCGCAGCGGCAGTGGAATCACCATCCCGTTTAAATTGAGCAGCAAGTCCCTCAACATCCTGTGCAAGGTCAGCGGCGTCCTGCACTGCTGACAAAATATCACGTGTTCCAAGACCTCGCTCTTCAACCTCCAACATCAGTGCATTTGCTTGTGCAATGCGATTGGCATACAACATCTTAAAAACATCCTTTTTGAATAAATCATTCATAAAGTGTAACTATGCAAAATTGGATCAATGTGTACTTCTACGATCTACGTAGAATCATATAGTTTGTAATATCCAACGTGAATTGTCACAACCAAAGATCTCAACAACGCCAGCTTCATTTGCAACATCACCTTGTGACATACCTCGTGAACGATCTGCTCTGTACTTGAACCTATTGTAACGATGCACAAAATCAGTCCACCAGAAGCGTTTACCCGTTGAAGAAGCAACCAACTCCCATCCCGCATTCTTGTATCCTTGACCTGGACCTACACGGGAATCAACGTACGTGATAATCCCTTTCTTTCCATCGGCTTTGGCCCTTGAACTGATTGCCTTCGATAGACGACCCAGCCAACCGCGTACGTTTGCATCACGCACGGTACATGAACGAGCAAGTTCATACAAATCTGCATACGTCTTGTGAAATGGTCTTCTAAGAGACGTTGCTGCAATCACTGAGCCCTTGTCAAGGAGACCATATGTTGTTACAGAACGAACATAACCTTCAAGGTGATTTGCATTGAAAAAATTCTTACTTTCATCACGTGTAAGTTCGCGAAGTTCAAGCTTTCGTGCATCAAACGTACGAATTTGTTTCCCAAGACGATGTCTAATCATACCTTCAATGATCTCTCTGTGATCTCGCCATTCATCTTCATAGACAGATAACAACCTAACACCAACATCAGAACATGCACGTAATTTTTTCTGATGATAACATGCATCATTCATGCATGCCATTGAATGCCAATAGAGACCATTGTATTCGATCGCAACACGGGACGCCGGAATCCAGATATCAAGCTCAAGAGGGGTGATCACAGAACGATCATTTGATAGTGCCTCAACACCAAGCGACCGCACAAAATCAAGTACCTCGAGCTGACCTTGCGATTCCTTGGGGTGACAGTGAAAACAGATTGGAGATGACACAAGCATCATCAGATTCTTCTCTTGAACTTCATTACACACCGTACACTTGAATAACATACGTTGGTACTTGTTCCTGTATGTCTTTGGATCACTTAACATGATAAACCTGCCGCCTGACACCTGATCGATCAGTTTGATAAGTTCCTGTGACGTAAAACGCCTTGCAGATGTTGTTGGATCAGAACTAAGCTTTTCCCTTAACGAGTTTGACATTGCAGAGAGCCGAACATCACTTGCCTTCGTGAGTCCCTTGTTCCATGGAACCAGCTCACCAGATGCAAACCGTGTTAACATTGTTTTTGAACATTGTTTCGCCGCCTGGCGGGCTTTATCCGGATCTAAGGCTCGCCAATCTTGAAGCTCACCAGTTGCATGTGCATCACGCAGACTCTTCGATATTGTTTCAGCCTGACGAGCAACGCGGGGATCTGTTTCTTTTGATAGATCCTTATTCCAAGGCTTGATCCGTCCCGTTTTAAATCCATCAAGACGCTTTGCAACAAACTCTTGCTGGCGTTTAGGATTGAGATAAACACTGTCTACGCGGGCATTGTGGCCACGTGCATACATGGACATGAAGCCATTTTTCCATCCGCTCCACCTGAGTTTCTTGTCACAGTTAACAGAACATGCGCACGTCGGGTGCTTGCCATTGCTGTAAAGTTCAACATAGAACGATTCAGGATCTGAGATATCATGTTCAACCCTTAGATGCACAATGAAACGAGATTCTTGTCCAAATGTCTTGTTACACTTGGGACATTTGATACGTTCATAGGCCATTGTAACAAACTATCAAATCATGCGGCTGATGAATTGTCATTCTTATGAACGAGATCGTGACATGATTTACATAAAACGAGGCCTGAAACGTTGTTGACAAGGTGATAATCTGCCATCCAATTGGTGATGGCTCGCTTCCTTTCAATGTCACCATCAGTGATCTGTTCACGGCGAACGTCTTGGCTCTTCTTGAGCGCCGTGCTATTATGGCACCAGTTATTGTGGACACGCGCCTGGTGACCTCGCTTGAACGTTTTAAATCCTCCGTGAATTGAGTAGAAGTTGACAGCCTCTCCGCAACCACACTTGCACGTTGGTGGCGTGCCATTGCAGAACAGTTCAACGTACAGTTGCTTGGAACTGACCTTGTGCCTGTAGCAGTGTACACGTAAGCCATTAAGTGAAAACGTTGTTATCGTGTCACAGTAGGGACATGAAAATAATTGTGGTCTTGTTTCGTCCACGTAAAAATACTACATCACAGTGACGATTATTAACAAAACAGTATGAATATGGCGTTGTCGTATTGGATACTCAGAACTGCAGCACAGCGTTGTCATAACGCAGAGTAATTTTAATCTCCAACGCTTCTCCATCGCCTTCATACGCTAGTTCGCCAAAGTCTGTTTCGGTAATGAAGGCACCTTTGATGTCCCATAATTCAACAACAGTACCAACAGG